CCTAATCATAGTGGCGAGGTTACAAGCTCTGCTGATGGTGCAACAGTTATTGCAAGTAACGTAGTTGACGAAGATAATTTAAAAGTAAGTAACTCACCTACAAATGGATACTTTCTTTCAGCACAGTCAGGAAATACAGGTGGATTAACTTGGGCAGCCGTTTCTAGTGTAGGTGGAGCGACAGGTGTTGATTTTGATGACAGTGTAAAAGCACGATTTGGTGCAGGCAATGACCTAGAAATTTACCATGATGGAAGCAATTCATACATACACGATAATGGAACAGGTGATCTTAACCTGCAGATGGAAAGTGGAAGTAAATTAGTAATTCAAGGCGGTACGTCTGGAAATCACCTCGCTGAGTTTAATTACGATGGTGCTGTTGAGTTATTTCATAATGGCAGTAAAAAACTAGACACAGTATCAGGTGGTGTGACCATAACAGGAACTTGTACAGCTAGTGTTTTTAACGCTACTTCAGACGCAACTCTAAAAACAAACATCGTACCAATAGAAAATCCATTAGGTATATTAGAAAAAATAACAGGCGTTTCCTTTGATTGGAGAGACAATGAAGGAAGTGCAGAGGGTGTATTAGCTCAAGATGTAGAGCAAGTCCTGCCCAACGCAGTTTCAACAGATGAAAAAGGTAAGAAGTCAGTAAGCTACAACAACCTAGTCGGCGTTCTGATCGAGGCTGTTAAGGGTCAACAGGAGCAAATTAACAAGTTAAAGGAAAGATTAAATGGGCTTTCAGATTAACGGTGTTGAGTGGATTAATAGCAGTGGTCATTTTACCCAAGGTTTAAAAACTGCACAAGGCACGGCCATGACAGGCACAGGCTCGATGACCACTAATACGGCGGCTGTTGGAACTTTTGGTACTACTCGTAACTCCGTGGGTAGTATTGCACTTGGTGTCGCCTATGATGGTTTAAGTGGCTATCAAGGAACCCCTACAAACTCTTTTAATACTGTTTTTGTTGGTCAGGGAAACGTCACATATGCAGGTTTGGAGCCATTAACAGGTGGTGCAGGTTCGTCCATCAGGGATATGGTAGATATGACACAAAGTTATGGCGCTTATCCACTAAGAGAATCTCATTGGAGAATAACTCAGGGCTTTTGGCCAGTTAGTTCGAGCTTAGCAGGACAAACAATAAATCAAGATTATGTTCTAAATTATTCTGGTACTTGGACACCTTTAGCCAATTATATGGAACGTGGAACTAGTTATGCACCTAGCAGTATATACATGAGGATCTCATAATGTCTTTCCAAGTAAACGGAACAACAATTATAGATGGCTCCAGAAATTTTGCGTCCTCTGCTTTTCCTAAGACAGTAAATGGTTTTAGCATAGTTGGTTCTGGTGATATGAAATATATAAGACCCACAACTTATGGTGGTGTTGGCACTTACACCATGCAACATAGTTCTACTTCAACAGGCAGCAATAATTTTAATGCAGGAACAACTGTGGCAGGGTCAACTCTAATGGTTCTTATATCAGGCGGAAGACATCGTTCTTGGGATACAACACGAGGTCATCCTACTTCTGATTTAACTGCTAACAGTCAATCTGGAACATGGCGCTCTCTTAGTCATCAAGCGTTTGACACACAATCGGGTAGGCATATGAACTTATTTCTGGCTAGGATTTCATAATGGGATTTCAAATAAGTGGCACAACAGTTTTAGATTCTAGTGGCATACAAAACAATGCAAACAGTTTTAGAACATTAGACGGAAACAGCATTTTAGGTTCTGGTAATATCACTGATAGCGGCCCATCAGATGCTTTGGAATATGGCAATGTAGGAGTTTACACTTGGGCATCTATTTTAAAACCTTCCAATTCGAACTCAGTAACCACAGTTGATACTTCTTATACATTGTCAGCAGGTGGTACTATATCAGGAAGCCACATAGGTTGTGGTATTCAGTATGATACTTTTGAGGCTAGACAAGGGTTATATGAAGCTGCTTCAACCACTCTTTGGGTGGGAGGAAGCAGAACAGGTATACCAAGTAGTTATTCTACAACAACAGGATGTGGGTATTCAGGAACGTGGCGAAATATGCTTACAGAGAGACAAGCAAGATATCAAAGTTTATTCGTAAGGATTTCATAAAATGACAACACCAAAAATTTGGAACATAGAAGAAGTAAGAAACGCAAAGTCTCTTAATGAAGAGAATACTGAATTTGATGTTGACATAAACCATCCCGAATTTGGGTGGATACCTTACACATTAAGACCTGATGATCCTGATGGAAGCATAAGTAACGAAGAATTGTTATCTATGATTGGGTCAAGTTATGCTGCTTACGTTCCTCCTACTTCTGAAGAGATAATTACAAGACAAGCGGCACATGTAAGGTTTCAGAGAAATATGTTGTTAGCAGAAAATGTTGACCCTATAGTTTCAAATAATTTGCGTTGGAATGATATGACTGATTCACAAAGAACAGAGTGGACAGACTATCGCAGAGCATTGCTCGATATAACTGATCAGTCAGGCTTTCCGCAAAATGTGACTTGGCCTACTGTCCCTGAAGGCTATGGACTTAGATAGGAAGTAATATGAGTACACTAAGAGTAAACACCATTACGAATAATGGAAGTGCCGTTGACCTACCTCAAAAATTTAAGATAGGCGGAAGCAACATAGAGCAAGGATATACAGCTAGTGGAAGTGAACCTAGCAGCCCTGCAACAGGTGACTTTTGGTGGGATAGCAGTAACGAAAAACTGTACAGATATATTAACGGTGAGTTTAAAGAGTTAAGTATTGTTGCTCCAAGTGTTAATTACGGAGACAGAGGTTTCTCTTTTGGAGATGATGGAACCGTTCAGCCAGAAAGAATACAATACGTTAGCTTAACATCTGCAGGTAACGCTGCTGATTTTGGCGATCTAACTGTTGGTGGCGCTGAGTCTTCTGCATGTAGTAATGGAACAACTGCTTTTAGAATGGGGGGGCATAACGGTTCAGGCACTAGGCAAAATGTCATAGAAAAATGGACAGCCTCAACACTAGGAAATGGCTCTGATCACGGAGATTTAAGTGCTGCCACAAACTACTCTCACGGTAATTCAGATGCAACTACAGGTATATGCGTACATGGTTATACTGGTAGTTATTCTGACACGATTGATAGATTTACTATGGCATCAGCAGGTAACGCTACAGATCATGGAAATTTAACATATTCCCGTGCTTACGGAGGTTCAGGGGCTAGTGTGTCATCTGCTAGAATGCTTAACTTCGGAGGATATGGGCCGGGTGGGACTGCTAGTTATCATGATGATTGTGACTACATAACCATAACAACCGCAGGTAACGCTGTTGATTTTGGAGACTTAATAGAAGCTAACCACTATTGTACGGGAGTAGGAAGCGGTTCTGGAGACAGAGTGCTTCAATTAGGCGGTACAGAAAATACTGGTAGTGGTGGTTACCGTAGCGACAGAATACAGTACTTTGATCTTAACACTCTTGGAAATGCAACAGATGCAGGAAATCTACTTACAATTAATGGTGAGGTTGCAGCAGGAATGAATACTGCGACACATGGATTTAAAGCAGGTGGATATGGTGCTTCTGCTGTTGTAAATACTATACAAAGGACTGATCTAGCTACAGGTGGAAATGCTACTGACTGGGGAGATCTTTTACAAGCTTCTTACGACACTACTGGAACATCAGGAACTTAGGACATGAGTACTGCCGAAGAAGTTACAAAAATCACAGACCGCGCAGGAACAGGTGCGGTCAACTTTTCTAATGGTTTCAATGTAAACGGTTCTGACAGTGGTATCTCAAGCTTCACGCACACAGAGGGAGCAAATGAACCAAGTAGTCCTAGCAATGGGGATACATGGTGGGATAGCGATAATGATATATACAAAGTATATATGAACAACGAATGGAAAGATTGGTTGGGGACTACTACTCCAGCAGCTTCCCATTATGGTGACAGGGCGCACAAAGTAGGCATAAGTCACTCTAATTCTAATACAATAGAGTATTGGGATATGACATCTGCAGGTAATGCATCAGACTTTGGTGATCTTACATCTGGAAGATATGGCAGAACAGGTATGTGTAGTGATGGAACACGCATATACAACCCTGTTTATCAAGACCCACAAATAGATTATTGGACTTCCGCTACTTTAGGTAACGCTTCGGATTACGGAGATTTGCAATACGGCACTTTTGATAGTGATATGGAAGCTGATGGTTCCAAAGCACTCTTGGTTCATGGGTACGCACGAGATAGCGGTACTAATTATGTAGGTGGGATTGGCAACAAGATAGAACAGTTTACTGTGGGTACAGGAAGTGCAGGAGTTACCGCAACAGATTTTGGAAATCAATTAACGAGTAGTAATGAATTATTTAATACAGCATCAAATGGCACTAGAATGTTGATAGCGGGAGGTCTTGTAGGTAGTAGCGTTACAAATACTATAGCTTATGTAACTTTCGCAACAGCAGGAAACGCTGTAGATGCGGGAGACTTAAACCAAGGCCGCTTTCGAGCCGCAGGTGCAGGTTCAGGTTCAGGAGACATAGCATGTTTTGCAGGTGGGGGAATTAATAATTCTGGTAGTTATGTTAATTCTATAGACCAAAAAAATATTTCAAACACAAATAATGCTACTGATTTCGGAGATTTGACTGGGGCAATTTATTTTCATTCAGGCTGTTATAACGCTACCAAAGGCCATTTTAATGGTGGATATAACACAACATCTAGTGCTGTAGAAAATACAATACAGCAGGTTACTTTTGATACTGCTGGAAATGCCACAGATTTTGGAGATTTAGTTTCAGCAGCATTTCATACTAGAGCCTCTTCAGGAGCAGCATCATGAGTGAATTTTTAAAAGTTACAAAACTTAGTGATAGAGCAGGTACTGGCGCTGTTAACTTTTCTAACGGCTTTAACATAAACGGTTCTGATAGTGGTATTTCAGCGTTTACACATACAGAAGGAGCTACCGAGCCTAGCAGCCCATCCAACGGAGACACATGGTGGGATAGTGATAATGAAATCTATAAAGTCTACATGGATAATGAGTGGAAAGACTGGTTGGGCGCTTCTGCTTCTGGCATAACTTGGGGCGGTGACAGAGGCTTTACAATAGGTGGTGAACCTAGTTCTGGAGGGCGTTACAATACAATAGAATATTGTGATATTACTACTCTTGGTAACAATACAGATTTTGGCGATCTCACCACAGCTTGTTATGAAGGAGCGGCTGTTTCTAATTCTACTAGAATCCTAGTTAGTCACGGTCAGCCTAGTAGTAATAGTTATGTAAATAGTGTAGATTATTTTGGAACAGCATCTGCAGGAAACGCCTCTGATTTTGGTGATCTTGTTTCAGCAAAGAGTGATTCAATGCCTTGTGCTGATGGTACTAAAGGTATTTTTATGGGAGGCGCAACTGCTTACAATGTTCGTGTAGCTAGTATTGATACGTTTACAGTGGCTAACACAGGCAATGCTACGGATTTTGGAGATCTGACAACAACTGCTACAAGCGGTGGGTCAAGTAATGATGCAACAAGAGGAATACGTTTTTCAGGCAATCAAACCTACTCTCCAAACGCTGCAAGTAATGTTATTGATTATATAACTATGGCAAATGCAGGTAATGCTACGGATTTTGGAGATCCTGTAACTACTATGGTTAATGGTAGCACAGGAGTTGTTTCAGATAATACAAAGGGGGTTGTAGGAGGCGGTTATCAACCCAGTTCAGAATCAAATGTACTGCAGTACATAACTATTCAAACAACAGGTAATGCTCAAGACTTTGGTGATCTACTCACTACTGTTAGAGGCATTGGAGCTACTAGCAATGGTACTAGAGGTATTTTTATGGGAGGTTATACAGGATCTGCTTATATAAACCACATCCAGTATATAACAATAGCTAATACAGGTAATGCTACTGATTTTGGAGATATAGTCCCCGCGAATAATTATGATCCGTGTGGAGCATCAGGTGCAGCATCTTAAAGGAGAAAAAATGGGAAAAACTAAAAAGAAAAATAACGTAGTAACGAAACCAATTACGTTCTCGTTACCTATAGAGGCGTCTGAGAATATCAATCAGG